CCCGCCGCTGAAAACTCCAGAATTGGCAATATTTATGGGTAAAGAATGCCCTGAATTGTATGCCGACCTGATGTAAAAAAATAAGGTTGTATGCTATCTGGCGCTAGCTCCTCGCGGTTTTCGTCTGGTCTACAACGACTACGACTACGATAACGACTATACGAATTCCGGTGCCCACCTATGTTAATGAAGATAATAGATGGCATAGACCCTGCTAACAATGCAAAATATCACGATGTTATAAAAGGGCTTTGGTATCCCGCTGATCAGCGGGCGAAGAAGACCTCCAAACAAAGGCAGATAAGTTAATAAGTTGACTGGTTGATAAGTATCAAAATGAAAAGGGAAAATAATCTATACCAACAAATATGTAGTATCGAAAACCTGATACTGGCGGATGCCAGGGCAAGGGAGGGTAAAAACTACCGGGCTATCCGAAAGTTTGATGAGCATTGGTATGAGAACATTGTAGCCCTTCATGAAGCATTGGTAAACAAAACGTATAAGACATCGCCATACAGAACCTTTGAAATTACAGACCCGAAGAAAAGGCTCATCTTCTGCCTACCATACGAGGACAGGGTTATACAGCATGCCGTTGTAAATATAACGGGGTCAATTTGGGCGAAGGTATTCACTGCCGATAGTTATGCCAATATCAAGGGAAAGGGCACGCATAAGGCTTATAATGCGGTAAGACGAGCAATGAAGGATGAGGCAGGTACAAGATATGCCGCACAGCTTGATATCAGGAAGTTCTACCCAAGCATTGACCACGAGGTGATGAAGCAGATCATTCGCCGGAAGATCAAGGACAAGGATTTGCTTGAATTGCTGGATGGTATTATTGACAGCGCTGAGGGATTGCCGATAGGCAACCTATTGAGCCAGTACTTCTCTAACCTATACCTGGCATATATGGATCACTGGATAAAAGAGACGCTGAAGGTTAAATATTATTTCCGTTATGCAGATGATATGCTACTACTGGCCGCTAGTAAAGAGGAATTGCACGAAGTGGTTGGACGTATCAGGCTGTACCTGGAGACGGAATTGAAACTACAATTAAAACCAAATTACCAAGTGTTCCCGATCACGGAGAAAAGAGGGGTGGATTTTGTGGGGTATGTGATCTGGCATAAATACAGTTTTATCAGAAAACGAACTAAAAAACGCTACTCGCGCAGGCTAAAGAAGGGTTGCGGTATAGGTACCAAAGCCTCTTACAACGGATTGCTAAAGCACTGCAATAGCCGCCACCTGCGAAAAAAACTAACCACACAACATGAACAAGTTTAGTGACTTTAACATTGAATCAGAACATCAAGGCTTAATAGGTAATAAAATAAATATTGAACAGGTACTGAACCGGGAAATAATAGTACACAGTTACAGGATTGAAAACTCGAAATACGATGGTAAGGGAAATGGCTACTGCCTGTATTTGCAAATCACCATTGATGATGAAAAGCGGGTGCTATTTACGGGTTCGGGTGTGTTGATGGACAGGATAAAGAGAGTGCCGGAGCGTGGCTTTCCGTTTATTGCCACGATTGTTAAGAATAATAAATGGCTTGAATTTAGATAACATGCGAGGTAGAAAAAAGGGGTTTACTCCATACAATAAACACATTTGGACTGAGGAAGAATTGTCAATTATAAAGGACAATTTTCACATACTTACGAATCAGCAGATCGCGGATAAGTTAGGTATGAAATTGACCAGCGTAAGGACTAAGTGTCACGAGTTGGGATTGAAGCGCATGGAGATGGAATATTGGACTGATGAACAAGTCGAATTTTTAAAGTCAAACTATCAAACTGCGGGAGATGTTGAACTGGCAGAATACTTCAATTCAGTTTGGGAAAAGCAGAAGGGATGGACGAAAAAACATATTGAAAAGAAAAGACGGTACCTAAACCTAAAACGAAATGAAGACGAGAAGGTCAATATACATACGCGTAATAAGCTTGCCGGCAGATTTAAAGACTGTTCCCGCAAAATGTGGTTGCATCGCGGAGTAAAACCTAATGGAACTGTGGTAACATGGAATCATTCAGAAGGGAAACGAAAGTTTATAAAGATAAAAGGGATATATGTGTTGTATGCTCCATGGCTCTATGAACAATTATATGGTGCGTTTCCCGAAGGAATGGTGGTTAGGGTTAGAGATGGTAATAGTTTAAATATTGTACCTGGTAACCTTGAGCTTATAGACAGGGCAGAAAATGCAAGAAGGAATTCATATTTCCAATACCCGCTAGAATTAAAACAAGTAATCAGATTAAGAAACCAATTAAAAAATAAACTAAAACAGTATGAACAATCAAATTAATGACTTGCGCACGGCTCTTTTCAACCAGCTAGAAAGATTGGCTGACCCTAATTGTGTGCTAGAAAAAGAAATGCTACGTACCGAAGCTATCGTTGATGTAGCGAAAGTATTGGTAGATAGTGCTAAGACTGAAGTGGAATTCATGAAAGCGACAGGAACAATAGGGACTGGCTTTATCCCTTCGACAACAAAAATGATCGGTGATGGAAGTAAATGATTTTACGATCATAGAGATACGCATCATTCAAAATCTTTGGACAAAAAAGACTGCTCAATATATCGCCAATTTGCTGGAGCGATCATATGCCGAGGTAAACAGGAAAATACAACAGATGAACCTGGTACATAAGGTAAAATTATACCAACCTCCTCTGATTGAGCGTCGGATATCAAACAGAGAAAAAGAATGGGCTGTCAAACAACTGGCAGAAAAAAAGCCGATGAAAATTAAAGACACATCGGCGTTGGTATCGGTAAGGTTGGATGCAAAGACAATCGTAATGGTCAAGCCGGGTACTGATATTGAGGCTTTGAAGCGAAGGCTGGATGCGAATAAGGTGAAATTTAAAAGGTAGTGCACACAATATATTTTAAGGATGAAGAAAATAGGGACTAAGCAATTCAGGCAGAAGGTATATAAGTTATTGGCTTTTGAGGGGAGATGGAAAGATACGTTTGGGGATATACCGAAGTTTTTTATGATGGTGATATTCGGGAAGAGCGGGAATGGCAAAACGGAATTTATTGTGCAACTGGTGGCCTACCTGATGCATTTTGGTAAGGTTAGCTGGTGGAGTTATGAACAAGGTCATGGTCCTGATCTGCAAAGGGCTATAGAAAGGAATATTCCTGAAACTATGGATGACCGGATACAATGGGTGGACCCAATAGAAAAACAAAACAGAGGTTTTTTTGAAGAGCTGAAAACTGAAATAGGTAAGCGGAAGAGTGCCGATTTTTTTGTGATAGACAGCGTGGATTATACTGAGTTTGGCTTTGAACAGTATAAAGAATTGAAACGGCTGTATGGTAAAAAGAAAGGTATTATCTGGGTGAGCCATGAGCTTGCGGGCGAACCGAAGAGCAGCCTGGCGAAAAAGATAGGATATGACGGCGGGTTTACGCTGCATGTGAAAAAATTTATTGCATGGGTAGAAAAGAACAGGTATGGCGGCACTACTCCGTTTGTGATATGGGAGGAAGAAGCCAGAAAGCGCAACCCTGAATTTTTTGCACCAAAAGAAGATGCGAAGCCCAAGAAACAGCGCAAGCCGAGGGCAAAGAAGATCAAGCAGGTAAGTACTAAGAAAGTGGCAGACAACAATGATGTAGATAATTTGGGTGAAGAGCTGCCGATGAAAACACAGGAGGCTTTGTGGGCGCAGAATGCCAAGAAAAATAACACTCAGCTTATAAAAACTATTGGATAATGGATAGAAAAAATGAACGCCTGTCGATACAGGGAGAATATAAAGTATTTGTAGTAATGGCTAATGCCATAAAGAATAACAAGATGCCAACGCCAGTGCATATGCGCCTTACTAAAGTGGTTGAGGTGTTGTTCAGTTGCAATCCTTCTCATCAATATAATTACAACCTAAACTGATGACAAAGTACGTTTTAATACCGGACAGTTTTGAGGGAAACCTGACCTACTATTATGATAGTAAGGGCTACCTGGTGCGGTTTGAAATGAATGGGTTTGATATGCAGCAAAAGACGCATGAAGGGATATTGCAGAGTATCGGGTATATGCTTACTGATGCATTGTTGATGGATTTTGGCAAGAAGCATGGCTATAAGATAAGGAGGGATGTTGTGGACCTGAGTTTTGAGACGTGGTGGTTGCTATATGGCGTGGCACGTAATAAGATACAAGCCGAAAGACTCTGGAAGCAATTAAGCGAAGCTAATAAGTGGGTGGCAAGGGTGAACAGTGAGAGCTATAATAATTGGTGCCTTCGCAACCCCAGATATACAAAGATGTACCCTGATACTTTTTTGAGGAGCCACTATAAGGATAACTGGGATAAGGTTGGTGATTGGACAGCAGGTAAGGCGAAGGAAAGAGAGTTGCGGAGGTAATGGTTCGAGTGCCTCACCATGACAAAGGGGTTGATATGTTGATAAGTTGACAGGTTAAAAAGTCTTTATGAAAATAACAGTGAAACAAATCGGGAAGATACATGCGGTGCTAGGGCAACTGGGACTGGCGGGTGATAAGGAGTATAAGGCTAACCTTATAAAGACCTATAGCTACGGGCGTGTGAGCAGTACGAAGGACCTGACGTTTGATGAGGGGAAGCGACTGATCAGTGACTTGGTAGGATTGGTGCCACAGCCAGACTATGAGCGTGGCGCCAAGATGCGGAAAGCCATATTTGCTATGGCGCACAGGATGCGATGGGAAGTACCAGGAGCCAATGGTGAGGCTAAGGTAGATATAGAGCGGCTGAATAACTGGTGTGTACAAAGCAGCTATCTGCATAAGAAGCTGGATGACTATAAGTATAATGAACTGCCGAAGCTGGTGAGCCAGGTGGAAAAGGTGCAGAGTGATTTTTTGAAAAAGATTTAACGGTAAACATATCCACATTATTTGGACGGAGAAAAGGACGGGATTAGGTTTGCAGATGATTCATAGTATATATAGGTAATAGCCCTGGTTTCTACCAGGGCTTTTTTTATTGTGTGGAATGTGGATAGATTTTTGTTTAATGGGACTATTGTATGATTTAAATTTGTATGAATCGCACAAACACTCTTATCTACATGGCTTTAAAGGGTACCCGAAAATTAGAGCTTTTTTATAATCCTTCTATTGAATGTAATGACGATACGACTACGGTGCTAAGGCGCGGCAGAAGTGAAGACCTCATTACTAAAAGAAATGAATTGATCATTGCAAGGATGTACTGGTACCGAAATTTTCACGGGCACCTGAAGAACGATTTTGTAATGGCAGCAATGACATCTGAGTTTTTTTTGAGTGCGGTGATGCTGACGAAGATCATGAATGAGAATTATGGTGAGGTAATGGCTCTCAAAACCACCCGGCCAGATATAGGGTATTTTGAAAGGAAGTGGAAGTTTTTAAATTGGCGTCGTCTCTGAGTGTTGGTATAAATATAAATTGCAAGAAAGCCCTGGTGTAATGCCAGGGCTTTTTATTTTATGAGGCTTTTGTATAGGTGAAAGCAGGTGTTGCGGCTGCTGTTGTTTCTGTATCCTGGGTAGAATAATCTTCGAATTCTAATGCGTAGGTAAGGACGCGGATGCGCAGATCGGGACGGAGATCATTGGTTGCATTGGCGCGGCGACTGAGATAGCCGGATTGGTTGGTGTCGGGGTTCCAGCCGTGGAGTGCCTGGTTCAATGCCCATTCTGTTTCGTAAAATTCGAGGGCGGCTTGTTTGATGGCATCTGGGGCCTGATCTGAACTTTCATCGAAGGGCGCATAAACGAGTGTTATTTGTACTGTTCCTTCACCTTTCTGCATATTCTGCCCCCAGTCATCGAATTTGAATCTGTCGAAATCAATAAGCACACCGGGGAATGAAATAGGTGGGCGTACATGGAATTTTAACTGACCAATATTGAGATCAATAGATTTGATGGCTGTAACCTGAGTGAGGATACGTTCCTGAATGGCCAGAAATATTTTGGAATATGGAGCGTTCATTTTAAAAGTTCGGTTTTGATCATGTTAACAATGCGGTGTGTGAGTACGGGACTATAGCCTATGAATTCGCGTTGTGGCATTGAGATATTGTGTGCGCCGATATCTGCCAGGGCTATGCGGTTTACTTTGCTGAGCTGCGCGGGTGTATTTTGTTTGGTAAACTTGCCTTTTTTGTTGAAAGCCAATACGCGGCCACCGCCCGGATGGTTGATAGTGCCACCATTGTTATGGATTGCTGCGTAGGGCATATTGTTTGAAATACGTACCGCATCGGTAAGAACCGTGTATTTGGTGGCATTTCGAAGATGGCCTGTTTTAACAAGTATCTGCCTGCCGATATCTTTTTTGTCTTTGCTTTTACGAGCCTCCCAAGGGACGAAGGTATCACCCTGCCAGCCTTGTTTTTGAAAGTTCTCAATGGCAAAGTCAATGGCAATGGCGCCCATGTTGACAAGTAGAACGGGCGTTTTTTTCTGTATCTCTGCCCGCAGTTTTTCAATTGGCAGGGCAAATGGGTTTTGATTGTCCATTAGTCGTGCTTTGGTTTATTGTCCTTTAAAAAGCGGTTTAATTTGCGTTTACCGATATTCTCGAAATAGGGGGTATTCTGCGGGAAGACCATGCCGTTCTTTGCGAGGTTGGTGCGGAAAATCTCCGGCACATCTGGATAAGACATATTTACATCATGGGTGATATCGCCACTGTGCGCATCCTGAATAGCAGTGCAGCGACAGTTCCAGCCATTGGGCGGATAGTACATATTCCAAAATGCATCGTTTATAGGGCGAATAATGCCGTCGAGCTCGCGGTGTTCCGGGCGTACCCTGGCATCGCGCATGGTGACGTATTTGAGGTTGGGCAGTATCTTCTCCTGTGCCTCGTATTGTACCCATTTGGAAGCCATTTGCGCACTGCTGACGGCTGTATTATACTCTGTAGTGCCCCACTCGTTCACCCATTCATTTACGACATCCAATGCCTCAGCACGGAATTCTTTATAGGGACGGATGGTATCGCCATTTCGAATGAGCCTGGTGAGTTCGCGGTTCATTTCGAAGGATTTGGCACCGGAGAATTTATAGACGTTGTTCTCCAGGTGATCCAGCATTTCATAATCGGGAGAAGTAGTGTCGAGGGTCTCAAAAGAAGCGCCAAAACCTTCTACCACGCCTTTCATGTATGTATCAGCCATATGCACGGCAGTAGGGACATCAATTTGCCCGGCCTGTATCTCTTCGTCGTAGATACGTTTGATATAACTATCCCAAAGTGGTGCGAGCTGATCAGGGTCTGCGGCCATTAGCGGCGTACAAACGGCATCGCCAATGGGGCTATGCATGCCACCACAATGGGGGCATGACTGATAGTGCGCCCGCAGCCGGTCTACTGTTGAGGGATGCCCCGAAGCGTCGGGGCTTAAGCGAAAAAATCCTGAAGGAGTTTGAAGTAGTAGCCCATGTTCTTAGGCCGTTCCAAAGGTTTATCTGGTTGTAAAGGTTTTACAGGATCATTGCCTTTGCCAGATTCGGGATCTTGGGGGTTGTTTGGGTTTTGAGGGTCTGTTTCGGCTTGTTTTATTGAAAAAATATCATCTGTACCTTCGGGTTCGGGAATGCCATAGGTATCACGCAAGAACTTCTCGCTATACTCTACACCAGCTTCCAGCAAGGGAATATCAATCTTTTCTGCACGAATGGCGAGGTATTCCATATCCAGCTCTTTTGTAAAATCAAAAGCGCCGTTCTCTACATCAAACCCGTAAGATTTGAGGATTTGCATGAACTGATCGGAATTGAGGGCAGCGAGGAGGTAATCGCTATCGAAGCGTACAATCTCTTTGTGCTGATCGCTGTGGACCTTGGCCTGACCGTAACCGCTGGACTTGCTGGAGCTGGTACTTTCGGTACCACCGAGAATGAGTACATCAATCTCTTTGTTCATCGCATCCAGGAGGTTGTTTTGCAGATCGCCGGAGCCATTGGAACCATTGTTCTCTTTGATCTCATAGTCTGCCTGTTTAGGGACCATGAGACGAAGCTGGTTACCTGTATCGTTG